GAGTCTAAAAAATCATTAAACGGAGCTATGAAGTTCTTAAAAGGTAACGTAGGCACTCACGTAATGCCTAATGGTAAAGCAATGAAAGACAGTGCTCACAAAAAAACAAAAAAATAAAACTATGCCTGAAAAGAAAAAAACCGGAAGAGACTTCCCGTTAGCACCAACATCTATGCCTCAAGCAATAGATAATACATCTGTTAAAAAAAGAATACCCCCTACATATGAAGTGACCAAAAAAGAACCAACTCAAGATAGTTCAGCTTATTATGGAAGCAAAGAGTATATTTCTAAACTTGAAGGTATGACTGCATATACAAAGCCTGAAATGGATAGAAAATTTAAAGAGTCAGAAAAAGCGCAACAAGATAGGTATAGACAGAAGTTAAAGGGGAAAGTAGGATATGATGAAAATGGGTTTAAGAAAAAATATTAAATATGCAATATTTATTTTGTTTTTTATTTGCAATAGGTTTTTTAACAGTTGTTTATGGTCTTTTTGATTTTTATTTTCAAATTAAAAAACTAGACTCAAAAACTAAAAAATAATGCCGAAAGACGCTTGTTATAAAAAAGTAAAAGCTCAGTATGATGTGTTTCCTTCAGCGAGGGCATCACAGGCTATTGCAAAATGCAGGAAGTCGTCAGGTAGCGTGAGAAAGAGTGAAGAGGGTACGGCATTAAAAAGATGGACAGCAGAGAAGTGGGTTGATACCAAATCAGGTAAGGCGTGTGGGGCAGGAGGAAAGAATGAGTATTGCAGACCAAGTAAAAGAATTTCATCTGAAACACCAAAAACAAGAAGCGAGATATCTCCATCTAAACTAGCTGCAAAGAAAGCAGAGAAGTCAAGAGTAGGTATGGGAAATAGAGTATCAAAAATTTAGTATCTTTACATTTTAAAAATAAAAATTATGAATCAGTCAAAAAATTGGTACGAGTCTAAGACAATTTGGGGTGTAATTATTTCATTAATTGGATGGGTTGCATCTGAGTATTTTAAAATTCCTGTAAATGTTACAACTACTGACGCTGCTGCAGGTGAAACTGTAGCTCAAATCATTCAGTTAGCAGGTTTAGTAATAGCTGTTATTGGGAGAGTAAAATCTACAACAACAATTAATTTAGACTAATATGGCTAAGATTACTTACAGGAGCAGAGGTCTTGGAGATACTATTGACAAAATAACAACCGCTACAGGCATAAAGTCTGCGGTAAAGACTGTTACTAAGGCAATGGGAAAAGAAGACTGCGGATGCGATGCTCGTAAGGACGCCTTAAATAGAATATTCCCTTACAATCTTAAAAAATAAAAAATGTCAGTATTTAAGTCTCAGTTTACAAGAGCGTTAACAGTTATACCTTCTGCTAATTGCAATATTCCTTCCCCTACTCTAATAATTAATAGCCTAACTACAGATACTGCTACAAATCAATTGATTGATGGCACTGCAGACTTTACAGCATTAAATGTTCAAGCAGGGGACATTGTATATAATATTTCTGCTAATCAAGCAGCAACTGTACTTGGCGTATTTGACAATTATACTCTTGATTTAAATGCAGATATAGTTCCAACCGGAGATTACTATAGAATCTATCAAGCATCTTCTCAAACAGGACTTGGTAATACAGGCGCTATCTTGTTATTATCTGAGAATTGCAATGCTGAAATTGTAACAATAGGCGGCGATGAATTAACAATCGCTATTACTGCAGGGGTTCTTCCTATTCAAGTATTAAAATTAACATCTTTATCGGCAGGAACTGCAATAGCACTTTGGTAAAATGAGTACTAACGAAAACATAAGATTAGATGCTATGGCACAGGAATTGGAAACCATTAAAGGAGAGGTTTCTGAGATGAAGGTAATGATTAAGGATATCCATACTTTACTAGCAGGGAATCCTATCGACAGAAACTCAGGAGGTCTACTTAGCGACTTTAAGGATATGAAAACAGAGTTGGATGAGATAAAAGACCAACTGAGAAAATATAAAGCTTACTTCTACGCCTTAGTTACACTTTTTGGAGTTGGTGCATTAAAAGTTATAATTGAATTTTTAACAGCAAAATAATGGCAAAAGTTTTTGACGCACGCAAGTTGACATTTGGTAAAAGAAAAAGTGGTAAACCTTGTAAGTCTAAGGGTCCTAAATGTAAAAAAGTTTCCAAATATAAAGGTCAAGGAAGATAATGGTAACATCAGCACAAGCATTAAAGAAATATGGTGATCCTGCTCTAGAACGTAATATGATTCTATGGGATATACCAACTTATTTAGAGGTTGGTGTGATTCCTAAAAGACTTTACTGCAATAAGGATATGACCTATCCATTATCTGTGGCTTTTAAGAATTTAATAGACACTGGATTTGTAAAAGAGTTAAAAACTTGGGATGGTTGTTTTAATATCCGCAAGAAGCGTGGACTTGCCTCTATGAGTTTACACTCTTGGGGTATAGCTATAGATGTGAATGCGGCTTGGAATCAGTTAAATATGACTCCTACACTATCTGCAGGGTTTGTAAAGTGTTTTACTGACGCAGGGTTTGAATGGGGAGGTACTTGGAAAAGATTGGATGGGATGCACTTTGAGTTAAAATCAATATAATATGCCGGGTAAAAAATTTAAAGATACTAAAGTAGGTCAGTTTTTAACGCAGAAAGCTCCAAGAATATTAGATACAGTGGGAGATATACTTCCATCTAATGGGGTATTTGGTATTGTTAAAAACCTTATTTCATCTTCGGATGAGATGTCTGCTGAAGATAAAGCTATTGCGCTAGATGAGTTAAATAAGTCTATACAGATATTTGAATTAGAAATAAAGGATAGAGAGTCTGCTAGGAATAGAGAGATTGAGGTAGCTAAAACTCACAGATTTGACTTTATGTTTTATTTAACAGGAATGGTTGGATTAGCAATATTTTGCTTTATCGTATATGCAATCGTATATTTACAGATACCTGATCAAAATAAAGAGATATGGATACATCTTATTGGAATTTCAGAAGGCGTTGTGTTATCTATTTTTGGTTACTATTTCGGTAGTTCTATTAAAAGAAACATTCAACAATAATAATTATATTTGTATTTTAAAACTTAAATCAAATAAAAATGGACAACATCAAAGTAACAGAAGAGGAATTAAAAAAGATTCAAGAGCTTAATGCTGATTTTACAAAGTCAAAAAATGCATTAGGTGATTTAGAGTTACAGAAGCAAAATGTATTTCAGCATATTGATATGTTGAGAAAAGAGTTTGCGTTTAATGAAAAGTCATTAATTGAGAAGTACGGAGAAGATGCGGTAATTAATATTCAAACAGGAGAAGTAACTAAAAAACAAGATTAATATGACGCCGGGAAAATTCATTGGAACGTTATTTCAATCAAGAGACGCAATGCATATTGCTCATTTGCAGACAACTTCATTTGCTGAACATAAAGCATTGAATATGTACTATGATGAGATTCTTGAATTAACAGATAAGTTTACAGAATCTTATTTTGGATTTGCTAAAAGAGTTGAGGTTGTTATTCCTGAATCTAAGGTTATGGACTCAATGACTCATATGAAAGAGTTGAGGTCTATTCTTGATACAGAGAGAAACAATTACCCTTCTGAGCTTCAGAACATCATTGATGAGATGCTTGCGTTGGTTGACAAGGTTTTATATCTTTTGACTTTAAATTAATGAAACAAATTGGCAAGGATAAGCACATACATTGTTGATGGAACAATTGTCGATGATGATAAGGTTATAGGCAGTGATGCTAATAACGATATGGTTACAAAGAATTATAAAGTAGGCGACTTAGTCGCCTATTTTGCTGTAGCTATAGGAGACTATTTAGTTCCATATAACAATGCTACACAAGATGTTGATTTGGGGCCATATAGTTTGTTTGCGACTAATCTATCTATTAGTGGTACGTTTACCGCAGATGGTACGGAAGGGTTACCCGGTCAGGTATTGATAAGTCAGGGAGGCAGCAATCCTGCTACTTGGGGGTATAATATAGGCTCTCAGGATTTAGAGGACGTGTTAAATAATGGCAATACGGGTAATAGAAACATATTACTAGGTAGTTTTGGTTCGTCTATAAAGCTTGATGTAGAATCGACTCTTTCCTCATATGTAGGGATTGAATTGTATGATGTAGGAAGTAGTAATGTGTCTTATTGGATACCAAACGAATTTACACTTCAAGATCAATCTCAATTTTTTATTCAACAGGCAGATAGGACAGTATATAGTAACGGAATTAACAGTATAAATATTGTTGCTAACAACTACAATAATCAAACATTTTTGTATCCAAACTATGGCGGAGCATTTGTAATGTCTGTAAATGGCGTATTTGCAGATATGTCAGGTAATGTTATTGTTAGTGGTGGAGGTGGGGGAAGTGGTACAGTTACTCAAGTAGATACATCAGCTCCATTAACAGGAGGTCCTATTACAACTACAGGCACTATTGGCATTTCCCAAGCAACAACATCTACAGATGGTTATTTATCAAGTAATGATTGGAATACATTTAATGGCAAGTTTAATCTACCATCTTTAACAGCAGGTTCAGTATTGTTTTCAAATGGTACTACTATTGCTCAAGACAATGCTAACTTCTTTTGGGATGATACTAATAATAGACTTGGTATAGGTACAGCTACTCCAGCTAGACCATTAGATGTTATAGGGCAAATAGCAGCAACAGGAAATGTGTATGCTCCTAATTTTTATACACCTAATGCAGGACTAGAAAATGAAGCTGTGGGAGGTGGTGCATCTTATTTTAAGGTTTATACCAATATAGATAATAGACCTGTATATTTAGCTTCTAACAATAATAATATATTAGCAGTAAATAGTTATGCCGCTAATAGTTATAAAGGCGTGGGAATTTCTGATGGAGGAAGCCCTGCCGCTATAATTAATAATTCATCTATATTGTTAGGATTAGACTCTACAACTAGAGGATTCCTACTTCCAAGTTTAACTACAACACAAAGAAATGCTATAGCAACTCCATCTACAGGACTACAAGTTTATAATAATACAACAAATAAAATTAGTTATTATGATGGGAGTTCATGGATAGAACTTGGTTCGGGAAGTGGTACTGTAACATCAATAGCAACAGCAGGTCTTATATCAGGAGGAACTATAACAGGGACAGGTACTATTAGTACGTCTATGTCTACAAGTAAACTTGTAGGTAGATATTCTAGTGGTACAGGTGTGATGGAAGAAATAAGTGTGGGAAGTGGTCTTACACTAACAGGAGCAGGAATACTTAACAATACAGCCACCCCTACACCATTAGGATATTATGGAGCTTTCTCTGATGTAACAGACCAATTTGCTACTGTTATAAACACAGGATACCCAATGCTATTAGGAGTGACTGATTTATCTAATCAAGTTACAGTAGTTAGTGGTTCAAGAGTTACAATAGCTAATACAGGAATATATAACATTCAATGGTCAGCACAATTTAGAAATCCAACAGCAGCAGAACATGATGTTACTATATGGCTTAGAAAGAATGGTGTTGATGTTGCAGGTTCAGCAGGTGTTGTATCAGTTCCTAAGAAACATGGTTCTCTTGATGGACATGTGTTGCCATCTTGGAACTTTTTATTAGACCCTATTGCAGGAGATTATTATGAGTTTGTTTGGAGTACAACAGATACATCTGTATTTATTTCATTTGAACCTGCAGGCTCTCCTCCACCATCTACTGCTTCTGTAGTGCTTACTGTAACACAACAGAGTGGTATAATGGCAGGGACAGGCATAACTGCTATTAACTCTCTTACAGGAGCTGTACAAACATTAGGTGTGGGAACTAGTGGTACTGACTTTGCGATAGTGTCAAGTGGAACTTCCCATACATTCAATTTACCTAATGCATCTGCATCTAATAGAGGTGCATTGCTTTCAGCAGATTGGACTACATTTAATAATAAACAAAATGCTTTAACTAATCCTGTTACAGGCACAGGAACAAACAATGAATTAGCTTATTTTAATACAACAGGCAGTACCATATCTTCCCTAACAACAGCTACATATCCTTCCTTAACTGAATTAAGTTATGTAAAGGGAGTTACAAGTGCAATACAGACGCAAATAAATGCACTACCTAATGATTGGATTATTACATTAGGGCAGCAAGCAATGGGAAGTGCAGTAAAATCTGTGGGGTTAGGTGTACCTAACCTTGCAAATGTAGCATCAGGTGCTTCATTAACAAGTAGCTCAATGAGATTAATAGCAGTATACTTGGCAAAAGCTGCTACTCTTACAGGGATTAAATGGATGCAAACAATTATAGGTAACTATACAGCTAATAATGAAAATAGAGTGGGATTATACACTTATTCAGCAGGTATTTTAACGCTTGTAGCTTCCTCCGCTGATGATGGTAACCTTTGGAAAACTGCATCGTCTGGTACAATGGGAAGTAAAGCATTTTCTTCAACTTATGCTGCATCTGCAGGACTTTATTTTATAGGTTTATTATGGAACTCTTCTTCAACGGTAGCAGCTCCTCAAATTGGAATTGGAGCTAACTTGGGTGCAGTTGTAAATACCTCAGATTTTACAAATAGTGGAAGAATTAGTTGCTCTATAACAACAACAACTTTATCATCATCTGTTACATTAAGTGCAACATCAGCAACTATAGCAAACTTTGGGGCTTGGGCATATTAAAATATAAATTATGAGCAATACAAGACAAATTCAACCAATAAATATTTGGTCTCCTGATGGAGAAAAGCAAATTAATACATTAGCATTAACTAATTTTTTTGATTATCATTTTGATGATGGGTCAGGAAAGGTAGAGTATAAACTTATTAGTGTAGATTCTGACTTAGGTGCTACAGAATACTTTGTAGGGAATATAGAAATTCCATCATCTATTGTTCAACAGTGGGGAGCAGATGACACCGTTATATGGGACTACGTTGTAACTGCTTTGAATTTAACTCTTGTATAATTTTGTATCTTTGAAAAAATAAATAAGAAATGGCAAGAATAGAAACATACACAAATGCTCAGTCTCCGTTATCAGGAAGTGATAAGATGATTGGAACAGATTCAGCTAATAATAATGAAACTAAGAACTTCACAGTGTCTGAGTTAGCTAATTTTATAAATTCAGGGAGCGGGTTTGTGCCATATATAGGAGCCACACAGGATTTAGCGTTGGGCTCTTTTGATATGTATCTTCAAGATATGTATCTAAATAAGGTAAATACAAGTGATATAGACATAACAAACCTTTTATTGTTAAGCAACTATGCAGGTACTGTTGGAGATGTGTTGGTAAGTCAAGGTAGTAGCAATATTCCTATATGGACTACTGTTTCTGCAGGTCAACAAGGTATTCAGGGGCCTGTTGGACCTCAAGGACCGATTGGGCCTGTTGGTCCTGCAGGATTGAATTGGCAAGGGTCATGGGTATCAGGAACGTCTTATGTTGTTGATGATGCTGTTGGGTATAGTGGGGCGTCTTGGTTTTGTATATTATCAACATCAGGAACTACTGCTCCAAATGTAGATACAGCGCATTGGGCATTATTAGCATCTCAGGGATCACAAGGTCCAATAGGTCCTACGGGTGCTCAAGGTCCTACGGGTGCTCAAGGAGTTCCCGGAACTGTAGGTTCTAATACGCTTCAACAAGTATTGAATAATAACCACGATTTAGCTGATGGAGTAAATAGACAAGGAACAGGTGCAGGTGGGGGCTTATTTTCAGGAAATAATGTGAATGCATTTGGTACAGGTGCTGCTGAAGATAATTCAGGATCGTTTAACAATGCTTTTGGATTTGAGTCTCTTAAATCAAATTCAGGTAGCTATGTAAACGCTTTTGGTGTAGACGCAGGCTTAGGTAACACTTACAATTTTGTAAATTTATTTGGTTCGGCAGCTACTGCTACAACTAATAATCAAACAGTATTTTCTAATACAGGTGGATTTAATACTAGAATATCTTACAATAGCATAACAGCAGACAGGCTTTATACATTACCTGATGCATCAGGAACAATAGCTTTGACAAGTGACATATCTTCTGCATATAAAGTATATAGCGCAATAGTTCAATTTGTTTTTGGGTCTCCTAATGTAGATGTTGTTCAATTACTACAAAATACTACAGGAGCTGCTATTACTTTGTCTTATACATTTGGAAGTTATTATGTAAATTCAAGTTTGCCTGTATTTACTGTTAATAAATCTGTAATGATATGTACTCCATATGTACAATCTACTAATCTTTATAATGTTGTAGGATTTAGGGCTAGTGATATCGCTATGGCATTTTCATCTATAAATACAGCTACTGGAAGCACAAGCGCTTCATTTAATCGTCCATTCTTTTTAGAAGTAAGAATTTATAACTAATGGATATTAGAAAAATATCAATAGGTCTTGATTATAAGAACGGAGCAATGCATTATATTGTAGGGCAATCCGTTCTTGGTGACAGCCATCAAATACATTTAATCAAATACGATACTGCAAAACAATCTTTTCTTATCTATATTATAAATGAGAAAGAAGAGGTAGTTTTGTGGAAAGAGTTTACGGCGACAATTCCAATTTCAATTGAATATAATATAAATTTTTAAATGCGTTCACCATTCTACTTTATAGTTAAACCTATAAATGGAAAGCGCTACGATAACACAAAGGACATTGCAGGGGTTGAGTTTATAGTAAGCACATCTGAGGAAGACCATAAGTTTTCTAACAGATTTGCTGAAGTTATCGAGCTTCCATTAGGTTACAAAGGTCCTATTGTAATAGGCGACACCTTACTTGTGCATCATAATGCATTTAAGTTTTACAATGATATGAAAGGTAGGCAAAAGAGCGGTAAGAGCTTTTTTAAAGACGACTTGTTCTTTATTGAGCCTGATCAATTTTTTATGTATAAACACGGTTCCACGTGGAACAGTTACGATAGGTATTGTTTTATAAAACCTATTGCTGCAACAGAGTCTTATATCAAGAAACCATTCTCGGAAGAGCCACTTATGGGCATTGTCAAATATTCAAACGAATATCTGATGAGTAAAGGCATTTTTCCAAACGATAAAGTGTGCTTTGCTCCCGATAGCGAATATGAGTTTACTGTTGATGATGAAAAGTTATATAGAATGTATGAACATCAAATAACAATCAAATTATGATAAACATAGTAGATAGCTTCTTAAGCGAAGAGTTGTACAATTCTGTGTACAATACTTTAATAGATAATGAGTTTATTGAAGTGCAAGCAGGAGACAAAAGCTTTTGGATTCAAAATAGTAATCCTGAGTTTGATAATTTAGTAATCAGCAAAATAAGTAACATAGAAGGAGTTGAGAGGCAAAATATATTCAGTTTCTTTAGGGTGGCTACAGACGAGGTAGATACTGATTGGCGTATACACTCTGATGCTATTATAAATGGACAGCGTCCTGATAGGGCATTAGTACTTTACTTGTCTCAATCTCAAATGGAAGGACTGCACGGTACTGCTTTTTGGAAACACAAGGAGTTAGGAAAATGCTTGCCTGAAGATGTTTCCTTTGAAGATTATGATAAAATTCTTGCAAGTGAATCTAATGATATAAGCAAGTGGGACTTGCAATCAGTAGTTGGATATGAGGTAAACAGAGGAGTAATGTATCCCTGCAATTACTTTCACAGTAAATATCCTAACTTAGGATGGGAAAGTGGAAGGATTGTTTATGTAATGTTTTATAAATAAACTATGACAAGTAAAGAAACAAAGCTCAGAATAATACAAGCAGGACATAAGGCTGTACTTGAGCTTATCAAAGTGGCTGAAGAGAGTATTCTCAAACCGTCCGATGAGGAAGGCGATGACCTATCTGCCGATAAACTAAAGAACGCAGCGGCTACAAAAAAGTTAGCTATATTTGATGCATTTGAGATTCTAACAAGAATAGAAGCAGAGAAGGAAAATTTAGAAGCAATAGAGAAAGGGGTAAGTAAAGTAGACACAAAACAAGGATTTGCAGAACGAAGATCTAAATAGTATATATAATGTGGTGGATGGATACATCGCACCTGAGATCATAGCCAAGAAAAATAAGGCTAATCGGTGGGCGTATGGCTACGACCAAGAGCACGACATCGTAGTTATCTCTAAGAACGGTCAGATAGGTCAGATTGTAAGTATATCAGGATTAATAATTGGGCTTCCCCCAACTCCAGACAAATGCTTTAAAAGAAGTAACAAGAAAGAGGAGCAGTATTGGGAGAGGGAAATGTTGTCTAAAGAGTTAACTAAGATACAGTCCATATTTCATTGGAATGAAAGGTCGTCTGAATTTAAGAACGATTGGGTTGACTATATAGAAAGTCAATTTGATTACAGAGAGGGGGGCTTTTGGTTTATGAACAATGGCTCTCCTACCTATATCACCGGATCTCATTGGATGTACTTGCAATGGGCGAGTATAGATATAGGATATCCTGATTATAGAGAAGCAAATAGAATATACTTTATATTTTGGGAAGCGTGTAGAGCAGACAATAGAGCGTTTGGTATGATATACTTAAAGATAAGGCGTTCGGGATTTTCCTTTATGTCATCATCAGAGTGCGTCAATATAGCTACACTTGCGCGTGATGCTCGGATTGGTATCTTATCAAAGACGGGGTCTGATGCTAAAAAAATGTTTACAGATAAGGTAGTCCCAATAAATAGTAGGCTGCCATTCTTCTTCAGGCCTGTAATGGATGGTATGGATAAGCCAAAGACTGAGCTAGCGTTTCGTGTGCCTGCGTCAAAGATTACCAAGAAGAATATGTATGACGTGAATGACAACGACATAGATGGGTTAGATACCACGATAGATTGGAAGAATACGGAAGAGAACTCCTATGATGGTGAAAAGTTGCTATTCCTAGCTCACGATGAGAGCGGAAAGTGGGTGAAGCCAAATAACATTCTAAACAATTGGCGAGTAACTAAGACTTGTTTGAGATTAGGCAGTAAGATAATAGGTAAGTGTATGATGGGCTCTACATCAAATGCTTTGAGTAAGGGTGGCGATAACTTCAAAAGTCTGTACGAGGACTCAAGAATCAGTTCGCGAAACAAGAATGGACAAACTAAGAGCGGACTATATGCTTTGTTTATTCCAATGGAATGGAATATGGAAGGGTTTATAGATAGGTATGGTATGCCTGTATTTAGAAAGCCAAGTGAGTTTGTATTAGGCGTTGATGGGATGAAGATAATAAATGGAGCTGTTGATTATTGGGAGGCAGAGGTTGATTCGTTAAAAAATGACTCTGATGCCTTGAATGAATTTTATCGTCAGTTCCCAAGAACAGAATCGCACGCATTTAGAGACGAGAGCAAGCAAGCGTTATTTAATTTAACTAAGATATACCATCAGATTGACTATAATGATAGTATGATTAAGGAACACTACATTACTCGTGGTTCTTTTAGTTGGAAGGATGGGGTGAAGGATACGGAGGTGGTATGGTCTCCAAACAAGTCAGGCAGGTTCTTGATTAGTTGGACACCGCCAAAGCATTATCAGAATAACGTACATATGAGAAATGGCATGAAGTATCCGGGCAATGAGCATCTAGGCTCGTTTGGCTGTGACTCCTATGATATATCTGCGGTTGTAGTGGGGCGTGGCTCTAATGGTTCGCTTCACGGGATGACTAAGTTCCATATGGACGAGGGTCCTGTGAATGAGTTCTTCTTAGAGTATATTGCTCGTCCTCAAACGGCTGAGATATTTTTTGAAGAGGTACTTATGGCTTGCATATTTTATGGTATGCCAATACTTGCAGAGAATAATAAGCCGAGATTACTTTATCATTTTAAGAACAGAGGGTATAGAGGATTTTGTATGAACAGACCTGATAAGCCGTTCGCTAAACTCTCAAAGACAGAGCGTGAGCTAGGAGGCATACCTAATAGCTCTGAGGACGTAAGGCAATCTCACGCGTCAGCGATTGAGTCGTATATCGAGAAGTTTGTGGGATTAGATTTAGAGGGAAAGTATAGAGATTCTGAGGAGATGGGAACGATGCCATTTATGAAGACATTAGAGGATTGGGCAAAGTTTGACATAAGCGATAGAACAAGGTTTGATGCCGCTATAAGTTCAGGGTTGGCTATAATGGCTAATCAGAAGCATTTATATATGCCTGAAAAAAAAGAATCGAAAATAAGTATTAACTTCGCAAGATATAGAAATGATGGTAATCAAAGTCAATTGATTCAATGAAAGATATAGTAATAGACATAAAATCAGCAGCATTTCCAAGTCAACTAGCTAGCGACTCTCAAAAAGCTTCAGATGAATTTGGACTACAGGTTGGGCAAGCCATTCAATATGAGTGGTTTAGGAAAGACGGCAACTCTTGTAGATATTATGGGCAATGGAGAGACTTTCATAGATTAAGATTATATGCAAGAGGCGAACAGCCAATAGGTAAATACAAGAATGAATTGGCTATTGATGGCGATTTGTCTTATCTAAATATAGATTGGACTCCAGTGCCTATTATACCTAAGTTTGTTGATATTGTTGTAAACGGAATGTCTAATAGGCTCTTCAAGGTCAAGGCATATGCACAAGATGCATTGTCTCAAGAGAAAAGAAATAGCTATCAGGATACGGTACAAGGTCAGTCTGCAGCAAAAGATATTCTCACTATTATACAAGACAGAGCAGGCGTAGATCCGTTTATGATGGACCCTGAGGAATTGCCTGAGAATGACGAGGAGATGCAATTGCATATGCAGCTTAAGTATAAGCCTGCTATTGAGATTGCAGAAGAGGAGGCTATTAATACTATGTTTGATGAGAACAAGTATGACGACACTAGAAAAAGACTTGACTATGACGCTACTGTTATTGGCATTGCCATTGCAAAGCACGAGTTTCTTCCCGGTGCAGGAGTAAAGATATCTTATGTAGACCCTGCGAATGTGGTTTATAGTTATACTGAAGACCCTTACTTTAGCGATTGTTTTTATTGGGGTGAGATTAAGACGGTTCCAATGACCGAGCTTATGAAGATAGACCAATCATTAACTCACGAAGATTTAGATAGAATAACACAATACAGTAGTGGGTGGTATGATTATTTTAATGTAGCTCAGTTCTATGAGAATAGTATGTTCTATAGAGATACTTGCACGTTGCTTTATTTCAACTATAAGACTACAAAGAAGATTGTATATAAGAAAAGAATACTTGAGAATGGTGGTTCAAGAGTAATTGAGAAAGACGATACGTTTAATCCTCCTACAGATATGATGGAGGAGGGTAACTTTCAAAAGATAGAGAAGACTATTGACGTTTGGTATGAGGGTATACTTGTTATGGGTAGCAGCATCCTATTAAAGTGGGAGATGTCGCATAATATGGTTAGACCTAAGTCTGCTTCTCAGCACGCTATACCTAACTATGTAGCTTGTGCTCCACGTATGTATAAGGGTGTTATTGAGTCTTTGTGTAGAAGGATGATTCCATTTGCTGATTTGATTCAGATAACTCACTTGAAGTTGCAGCAGGTTATCAATCGTATTGTACCTGATGGTGTGTTCATAGATGCCGATGGTTTGAATGAGGTAGACTTGGGAACAGGCAATGCTTACAACCCTGAGGACGCTTTAAGGTTATACTTCCAAACAGGTAGTGTAATTGGTAGAAGCTTCACTCAAGATGGCGACTTCAACAATGCAAGAGTTCCTATTACGCAGCTTACGTCAAATTCAGGCGCAGCTAAGACTCAAATGCTTCTTGCTAACTACAATCATTACTTAGATATGATTAGGTCTGTAACAGGCTTAAATGAAGCTAGGGATGGCTCTAATCCTGATCCTAATTCTTTAGTTGGTCTACAAAAACTAGCCGCTTTAAATTCCAATACCGCCACAAGACACATTTTAGATTCAGGATTATTCTTGTATCGCTCATTAGCAGAGGCTTTGACTTACAGGGTAGCTGATATATTAGAGTACTCTGACTTCAAGGATGACTTTGTAAACAAGATAGGAAAGTACAATGTTGGTATACTAGACCAAATATCGGACTTGTATATTTATGACTTTGGCATTTTCATAGAAATCTCTCCTGACGAAGAACAGAAGTCTCAGTTAGAAGGCAACATACAAATGGCTTTATCTAAAGGAGATATTAACCTTGAAGATGCGATTGACATACGTGAGATTAAAAATCTTAAACTTGCTAATCAGTTGCTTAAAGTTAAGAGGATTAAGAAACAAGATAGAGAAGAGAAGATGGCTATGCAGAAGCAAGCCATTACTGCACAACAGCAAATGCAATCTCAGCAGTTAGCTGCACAAACGGCTATGCAAAAGATACAAATGGAGACTGAGGCTAAGATGAAAATCAAACAAGCTGAAGTGCAGTTTGATATTATGAAGATGGAGAAAGAGGCTGAGTTTAAATCTCACTTGATGGCTGAAGAGTTCCAATACAATCAGCAGCTACACGGAATGCAGATGGAGACCTTGTCTAAGAGAGAGAAAGATAGAGAAGATTCAAAGGCAAAAAGAATAAGTCAGCAGAATACAGAGCAATCAAAACTAATAGACCAAAGAAAGAACAACTTGCCTCCATTAAGTTTTGAGTCAAACGAGGACAGCTTAGATGGATTCGATTTGGCTGAATTT